ATCTCTCCAAAAGTCTCAGAGTCAAACAACTTTTCCGCATCAGTTTTCCACAATACAAACTGTGTCAAAATTTTCTTATCAAAATACTTTATAAACTTTCGCAAATTGCTGTCATCGCTAATGGTCCACACACCACCATCAAACATATATAGCACATTTTCTTTAAGACTAAAACATTTAATGGGAATTAACATTTGCGCACTATTTAAGCCTTCAATAGTGTCTATTATTATATTAACTATTCCATCAACATAGTCATATTTAAATATTTTATTCAAAGTTTCTTGATTAAATATTATAGAGTCAAGAAACTCTGTTATACTAATACAAGAGCCATAATGCAGGTTTAAATAATCACATATATTAATTTTATTTTTAACAATTGCTATATATTTTTTAACCTCATTATAGTCAGATTCCATTTTTTCATATTTGTTATATAACATTAATACAAGGGCAAACAAATTATTAATAGTCATATTTTGTTTAAGGCTATCAATAGTAATAGTTTCACTATTACTATTCTTTTCAGAACCCTTGTCAAATTTAGAACTAAAATTGGCAAACTTACACTTTAGCAAATGATTATTATAAGCACTTTTCATAATATAGTGCTTATTACAATAAGCACAACTATAATTTAGCTTACTCATAATTCATTATTTTGAAACACTTATATCAGTAAAATAACTTTCAATTTTAATAATTAAGCAAAATAGCAAAATAGCAAAATAGCAAAATAGCAAAATAGCAAAATAGCAAAATAGCAAAATAGCAAAATAGCAAAATAGCAAAATAGCAAAATAGCAAAATAACAAATAATAATATAAATTAATACTATATATATTATGCCTATTGCAGATACTAAATATAATTATTCAGAACCTGGTTATAATAGATTAAGAATAGACTTGTGTAACAATTCTTTTTTTTATAATAATCGCACTAATCATCATATATTTACTTGTGATATAAGCGATACACTTAGTGTAGATGGTTTAGCTAGTCCAGTAAAAATATACTTAAATTCAAAAGCCTCGTTTTTAATACATCCATTTTCAAAAGTGTCAAACTGTGTTACTCAATTTTCAAGTAACAATAATAGCGCTTTTAAATATAAAAAACCAATACCTTGCCCCATCACAGGTCCAACTTCTCATAATGCTATTCAAACACAAAAAGCCATTCAAAATGTATTACATACTTCGTCCTCTAATTTTACACAAGTATTAAGCTCATTAACAACAGCAACGGACATAAGTAGTGGCAAACCTTGGCACAACGCAAGTGATAGAGCACAAAAACACGGAACAATAAATGCTAATTCCAGCACTTCTCAAAAAATAAATTCAGGAGTAGACATTAAACATAATTCATATGCGCGATATTTAGCAAAGAAAAAAGGAATTTCATTACGCACCGAACCTTCAAGCGCACCTGACGCATTAATGGGAAATAAAACAAAATACTATTCAATAAGCACGCATGAACTTTGTGTAAGAACTTGTTAAAAGGTTCGCTTAAAAGGAACGCTAAAAAGGAACGCTATATAATATTATTATTTATAAATAATAATTTTATTTATAATATAATATAACCAAGTCATGCCAATTTTAAGAATGAACTTATTTACCCAAAATCAATTAACAAATATTCAAAGTCAATATATAACACAACAACAGCAAAACCAAACAATTCATATTATGAGACTAGGTGCGACACAAAATAGAAATTATGTGCCCTTACCAGTTCAAGGAAATAAATCATGTAAATCGTGCGGAAGCAAATAACAAAAGCTTTATAAAAAAAATTGATAGCTATACTATTTATAATTTTTAAATAAAAGTATATATATAGTATAACAAATAATATGACAAATAACACAAATAAACGTGCCGAACAAATGATGAAAGTTCAAGCCGAAGGTTTAGAATTATTTAAGAAAAAAAATCAAGATTATGGAGATGCCTTTGCAACTTATGGCACGATTGGAGTATTAGTTCGTATGAGCGATAAGATTTTTCGACTTCAATCAATCACAAAAAACTCATTAACTCTTATAAATAGTGAGTCTATTAGAGATACACTAATCGACCTACATAATTATAGCGCGATGGCTATTATGTTGTTAGATGAAGATGTCCAAGACCAGGACCAAGACCAAGACCAAGACAAATATCCCAGAGCACCACCGCCGAGCCCTGACGCAAAACACAGGTAATAAGCACTACCATAATAAAGCACTAACAAAGACAAAACAAGCATATAAAAATCCATAAACTTCATAAAATCTAAAAATCGGCATTTATAGTAATAAAAGCAAACACGCACAAATCCAAAATCTTTAACCATAAAGGTATCAACTTCTTTATACCCTTTTTTTTCATAATATGTTTTAACCCCTTCACCACTAATTACAGCAATCCCACACAGACCATTTTCCATAGTTAGTCTCTCAGCATAATGTAATAGCCCTTTTCCTATTCCATAATGTTGACACCCACGCTTACCATAAGTATTAACAGCCACGGTATCCCCATATACGTGTAGCTCACGAACAATTCCACGACCTTTAAGAATATTGAAAATAGTCAAATTATTGTCACGTTCAACAATACGCAGCCTAATAAAACCAAATAATGCGCGACCATCATCACTTTCATAAGCAATAAAGTAGTCATGTCCTTCATTGCCCTTAACATAATAAACATTATAAGAAGCAGGTTTATCATAATAAGCACAATGACGACCAATTTCACGACTACGAATATCTTTTGAAAACAGCATGTTATCATCATTATTCATTAAATTGTCTATTAGCTGGCGCATATTACTAATATTATTACCACCTTGAACATATGTAGAACATGGAATATCGCGAATTACGCGAGGTAATCTAATCCAACAAGGACACGTTATCATAGCATAGCGAATAACATCAATTAACTTATTAGGATCACTATCAAAATAAGGAATATATTTTCCTTCACGATGCCATTTTTGAATAATTGTCCACGGCACAACTTGACACGGATATATTTTCATTTGGTCGGGACAAACAACACTATATACATAATCAAACATCGCCTTATCAATGTATGGATTTGAACCAGGCAAATCGGGCATAATATGAATATCTATTTTAAAGCAATTGTCTTTTAAATAGCGAATGGCCCACATTAATTGTTCAACGCTATGTCCTCGGTTAATTTTCTTTAATATAGCATTGTCCACGTGTTGTGCCCCTAATTGAATGCGTGTAACTCCCCAACGTCTAAAACGCCACAACCAGTCATCGTCTAAAGCATCGGGCCGCGTTTCAATACATATGCCAATAATATGAACTTGAGCAGTCTTATTTATTTCAATTTCTTCTTCAATAGTCAAAGGACAACGGATAGACGCTAATAAACTAATATTTAGCTTATCTTTTAAACAATTACTATAATTTACGAACGTTTTGCGCAGGTCAAAATAAATATTTGCTATATAAAAGATATCACGATGAAAGCGCTCTAAATAAGCAACAGGATATTCTGTATATGTTCCGCCCTCAATAATAATTTCTAATTTATCAATAACATGTCCATTGCTAAAATATGTGTCAAGCCGACTCAACATTTGCCCAATTGCTTCAAATTTTTGCTGGTTTGCTCGTAATACAGCGGGTTCATGATATAAATAACTTCGCGGTTGCGCTTGCCAATTATTGCCCTCGTGCGCTGGTTCATTTGGACAATAATAGCAATTATGCTTACAACTGAATTTTTGTCCGTCTGGAAATGGTGCGGTTAAAAGTGTAATACTCGTAATACCAGAAATATTACGCATTGGCTTTTTTCGCAATAAAAGTTTTAATAGTTCAAAATGAGCCACCAACGACTCATCAAAATCAGAAGGTTCTAACAAATTATTTAGCACATTTAACAATATAGATTTTTTAATATTTACTATTTTAGATAGTCGAATTTCCTTGTTAAATAATCGTTCAAATTGCTTATACAATGTAGAACTATTTGACATTTTCAAATATTCAGGATTAGAGGCTAACCACGTTAATAAGTTTGTAAAAATAATTTTACATTTATTAATGTCTAATGTGGAAATGTCAACATTATTATGGTCATCAAGACCAACAGCATTTCTGTTATTTAAATAGTCCTCAATATTTGTATTCATACTTTAATCTTTAACCTTTATGCTTTATGCTTTAACAATAATGTTAATATGCTTTAACTTATATCAATTTTTAAAATAATAATAGTAAAATACTAATTAGTATTAGTAAAATACTAATTAGAATTAGTAAAATACTAATTAGTATTAGTAAAATACTAATTAATAATAAATTATTATAATATATTAAATTTATTGCAAGTGCTATGAATAACGCTAGTGCTATGAATATTGCGAGTGCTATAAATTTGGATATAAATAATTACACAATAGCTGAACTCGAAAAATTATTGAAATTACAGGCAAATTATAGTACTGAAAATGTTATTAAACAAAAAGAAGTAATCACATTAAGCATAAAAGAAAGCGGATTAGCCGACGGACAAAAAACAGAACTATATATTTTTCTTGATAATATTAAAAATAAACTAATAAATAATTTAGAAAAGATAGATGAAAAAAAATATAATTTGGTCAATCAATATGATGGAAATCACTTTCTAATAAAAACCAAAAACAATGACTTTAAAACGCTATTAGAAAATAATAAACAAATAGATAAGTCTATTATTAAACGAACATATACAATTGATAGCTTATTTAGACAAAATTATGATTTACCAGATAATCCTAGTCATAATTATGTTATTCAATTACCAGAAACAATTAATAGAGCAATAACTATGTCAATAAGTTCATTAGAAATCCCACTCACTTATTATAATATTTCAAAATTTAATAATAATAATACTTTTACAATTCAAGAACTGTCGGGTAATGACGTTAGTGGTCGTCTTTATTCTATAATATTAGATGAAGGACTTTATGATGCCCGTGTTAATTTGGGCGATGCTTATCCAACACATATTGCTTACAGTATCACAACAGAAATTAATACCAAATTAGTAGCATGTCCTATTTTTGATACAAGTACTAATCTTGTTTTTAAGATAGATGACAAACAAGGAAAAAGTATTTTTACTCTAACCTCAACCGCAAGTACTAACAAACGCTACAAAATAAATTTTGATATTGACAATTCCAATAATTCCAATAATTCCAATAATTATAGTATAAAATATAATTGTATTGAAAATCATTTACATCAAAAATTAGGATGGCTATTAGGCTTTACAAAACCATATATAATTGTTGAGGCTAACACTAACACTATAAAAACATATTCAGACAAAATATGTCAACTTAATTATCCGCGCTATATTTATATAGCAATTGATGATTTTCAAGCAAGTTCACGTAATTATTTTTCAGTAGCAGCACAATCATTAATAGCGCCAAATATTATAGGACGCATTAATATACTTTCATTATTACAAGAAAAAACCGCATTTAAGCAAGCAGCTAGTGCTGGCGATTTTTTATTTACTCAAAAACATATACGAGAATATTTTGGTCCTACAGACATTACTAAATTAAGAATTCAATTATTAGATGAATATGGAAGACCATTTAGTTTAAACAATTCAGATTGGAGTTTTGTAGTCACATTTGAATGTTTTTATAATTAAACAGCAAAAGCTACAAAATTTCATCAGCAAGACCAAGCTTTCTATACTTTTTTGAATTCCAACTCCAAATGTTAGGAGATTCATTAGCCAAATAATAACTTAACTTTTCAGGTGTTAAGTTAGACTCAACTTTAACACACACTACATCATACAATAAATTTTTAAAGTCTTCGCTATTTTCTTGACTACATTGCTTAAAATAGTTCCAATAAATGTTATTTGTCGAATCACAGTGTAATTTACTTAAATAAACTTTGGCATTTTTACTAATAATTCTATAACTACATAACGCAGCCAATACAAATCCGCTATCATAACATTCTTTGTCAATAATTGAAACAATCTCATATATACATTGATTTCTATAATTCACAAAATTCATTAGTTCATAAAATAATCCGCCTTTGCTGTTAATATGAATATAAATTTTGAAATCATTAAATACAAATACATATTTGTTTTTAATAATATAATTTATAAACTGGATTAAGCAACCTATGCTTTCTTTATTAACTAAACTATCAAAATAAATGTGATTATCAATCAATTCCACTTTATCACAATTAAGGACATTATAATATTTATCATATAACTTAGAACCAGTTGTATTAATTATTTTGCAATTATAATTAAGATCACAATGTTTTCTTTTATGATGAATGTCATCGGGCATAATAGTTGAATTTAACATTTAAATAATATATTATATGTTATTTGATTTAAATAACAATACTAGCATCAATTTTTTAAACAATTTTTTAAACAATTTTTTAAACAATTTTTTAATTAATTTTTTTTTAAACAAAAACAAAAACAAAAACAAGATTGTTGTTATAGTTTAAAAAAATTGAATACAATTATTTCTTAATAGTCATAAGTCGTAGCGCAAAAAAAGCAATAACTCAAACCAACGCGATGATCCACTCTCTTTACATTCCCATTATTTCGTCAAGCACGAGCGAGGAGTATGTCAAGGTGATGTTTGCCAATCACAATATTGGCAAGGTGTCTCGTGTTGATTTCGTTCAAAACTTGGTGAAGGGTCGGCGCGAAGCTTTCGTTCATTTCGAAGAGTGGTTTACCACCCCAGAAGCAACGAAGCTGTATGAGGATATTGTGAACCCGACTGTTAAGGCACAGTTCAAGTATTGTGAATCGGGAAAGTTTTGGCCGCTGTTGGTGACTACGAATTCGAAGCAAAAGGTATTCAATCCGGACTACAAGAATCTGACAAAGAAGGAGGTGAAGACGGGATACAAGGCGTCGCTGATGCATTATTGTTCCAACTATGTGAGTGCAAGCAAAGATGGAAACAAGAAACAACATGTTCTTGGAAATCAGCCGAAGACAGTGGTAAGTATTTGAATGTTTGACTGGATAACCACGGAAAAAAATCCAAAAAATCCAAAAAATCCAAAAAATCCAAAAAAAACATTTTTTTTCTTTTTTTCTTTTTTTCTTTTCTTTTACTTTTCTTTTCTTTTACTTTTCTTTTTCTATAAAAATTGATAATCTTATTTTATTATTAAAATTAAAGTATTAATTCAAGTAATAATATAAAATGGGAGCAGGAGTATTACCATTAGCACTATATAAAGGAACATTATTTTTACTATTAGGACAAGAAAGAAAAAATAACTTATGGAGCGATTTTGGAGGAAGCACAATTAAAGGAGAGAAACCATTTAAAACAGCAATTAGAGAAGGTTGTGAAGAATTAAACGGACTGTTAGGCGACGAGCATGAATTAGAAGAGCAAGTAACAAATAGCCTAATTACTTCAATTAGTTGTGATAGATATACAACGTATATTTATAAGACAACTTATGATAAAAAGTTGCCAAATTATTTTGCAAATGTAAATAAATTTGCCGAAATCCATTTAAAAGATGCTATTGAAAATAATGATAATGGACTATTTGAAAAGAGGCAAATATTATGGGTCCCATTAAATCAATTAAAAAGTGCAACGTTAACACCAAATTCAAATTCAAACTCAAACTCAAACTCAAACATTCAATTACGAGAGCATTATAAGCCCATTTTAAAGTCAATCTTAAAAAATGAGGAGTTTATTATGAGATTAATGACCCAAAATTAAACCTATTAAAAAACATTTTTTTTATATTTTATATTTTATGTTTGTTCAAACTATTGAAAATATGTTCACTATATTATAATCATTAATAATGGAGTTAACTAACGAGACTAGAAATAAATATGGTATAGTTTATACACCCAATCCGCTAGTTACTAAAATTTTAGATTTAATACCACAACATTATTATCAAAATCCAAACCTAAAATGGTTAGATAGCGGCGCAGGAAATGGTGCTTTTGTTCTTAATCTATACAATCGCCTATTAAACGATTTAAGCGCTACAATACCGAATAGTGAAACTCGCAAAACACATATAATTGAAAATATGATAACTATGTGTGAAATATATCCGCCACATATTGAAAAGCTTCGCACATTATTTTCTCATACTCATAAAGCAAATATAATAGCACAAGATTTTCTTACGCTACAATCGCAACAATCTCTACAATTTGATATAATAATTGGTAACCCACCATATAACATAAATGGCAAAATAAAAACACCAACAAACAATAACATAATAAAAAATAATGACGGAAAACAAAGTTATGTTGATTTTGTAAATAAAAGTTTAATGCTATTAAAACCGAGCGGACTATTAGCATTAATAATACCAACATTATGGATGAAACCTGATAAAGCAGGTTTATATAATACACTCACAACAAGCAATTTTACTATAAAAAAATTAGTTTGCTTATCAACATCACAAACACAAAAAGAGTTCAATTACCAAGCTCAAACACCAACTTGCTATTTTTATGGAGTATTAAATAATGTTCAAAAACAAGAAAAACAAGAAAAACAAGAAAAACAAGAAAAACAAGAAAAACAAGAAAAACATACAATAAAAGTGTATGATAGTTGCTATAAAAATTATGTTGATTATTTAATACGACCACATTATCCAATTCCAACACACGGAACAAGTATAATAAACAAGTTATTATATTATGTAGATTTAGTAGGACACTTAAAAGTATATAAAACAAACACCCCGCCTAAAGGTTCGCTATTTTCTAATGAAGCAACACAAACCAATACATTTTACAATATATTAACTACCAAACTCTGTAAAAAAACCCCATTATTAGTGAAAAACTATTCAAATTGCGCCCAAGCATTTTCAAATATACCAAAATTAATAATGGCACATAAAATGCACGGATTTCCATATTTAGATAGCTCAGGACACTATGGACTATCATCACGAGACAATTATATTATAAGCATTAAAGACTATAGCCTTAATGAGTTACAACAAATTCAAGCATTTCTCTCAAGCAAAACAGCATTATTTATATTTTCAACAACAAATTATAGAATGCGCTATTTAGAACGCTATGCTTTCCAATTTATACCAGCTATTACTAAATTAATAAATTTTCCAAATTTATTAGGTTTAACACTTAATGAGCGAGAGAAATTAATAAGTAACTTTTTTAATTTCTCACATATAGAAAATACAACTATTGCTGCTATTATTAATTATTATCATTTTATAGACAATTAAATACTAATTAAGTCTTCATTACTTAATTAGTTAGCTAATAAAAATCTTTTTATTTTCTATTAACTTTTTTAGTTGTATTTTTGCTACTTCCACCTACTATTGTTTTGGTTTTAGTTTTAAACTCTTCCAAAGTCTCCTTTGCAGTCTTTACATCTGTAGCCGTGTTTTCAGCCACTGGGTCTGGAACTTTTATAGCCCTATAATCATCTATAAGCGTCTTAATATCCCCCGTCCCCGATTCAATAGCACTTACTATATCTTGTGCCGCTTTTTTCTTGTTTGTAATATTAGTAAGTCTAAAAATTGATTGTGCTACTAATAGAGTATATTCTAATACATTGCGGTGACAAATCTGATATTCTTTATCATCATCTATATTGGATCCTAGTTTTACTACAGCATCTCTGCGCTTTGCTTCAACTGTTTCATATGCTTTTAGATTTTTTTCTACCTTAATTTTTTCTATTTTCCTTCTTTCCTCAAGATATTCATAATGAGTTAACTCTTTTTTCCAGTACTTACTGTATATTGAAATTTCCTCTTCCTTTGAAATCAAAGCTTCTGCTTTAGTAATTGCATCGGTTTTAGCAGTAGCATCATCAGTCATTGAAATTGCTCTTGTAGAAAGTATTGCTATCATTAAGTCATTAGTTGATATATGATCTTCAATACTAATATTAGTAGCTTGAAGTTCTGAATTTATTACATATTTTAATTTTTTACCATCTATAATAACATCAAATGACATAGTTTCTATGGGTATAAAAGTAGGTTCCAATACATTTAAGATGTAAGACAATTTAAGAATTAAAATCTCTAATGTTTTTAATGTAGATAATGGATAGGCTATAGTAGCAAAATTTACTGGATTTGAAATATAGGCTTTGTATTTTTGAAGTTCTCTAATACATTCAAATAAAAATAAACTATTTGAAGTATATTCTTTCATTAGCATATCTTTATAGCGATCTTTATCCGTTCCATAACTTAACATATTATTAATTAAAATTGTTAGTTTTCCATTAACATAATCCCACAACGAGGTAATTTTACCACCAACATGATATACTAGTAATCCTTCAACCTCTAAATCAACACTAGTTGGCTTTATATCACCTTTCAGTAATTTATTATATGCAGTTTCACTTTTGTAATCAAATTGAGTATACAGATTTATTTCAAATGACGACTTTTTATTATAAAATTTATTTCCAAATTTGTCAACAATTTGTTCTTTAGTTATATTAAAGCTATAACCAGCATAATACATAAGCAACATTAAAAAAGTTGGTCGCTTAGTATGATCAAATTTCTCCATATATAAAAGACTGTATACGCTAAAGTGTTCATCCTTAGTTATTGCATCTAATTCCATTTCAAAACTTTTTTGAAATAACTGCTTGTTATTTTTATTATAATAATACATGTCAAATGTTAACAGTAAAACAGGTCTATTAAAAAGTTCTAACATATCATTCCTCGTTTTCCAAACATATTTAATTGCTTCGCGCTTTAGTAGTTCGAGAATTAACTCTGTAAAATCTGACTTTACATAGTTTAAATCTACAATATTATACGCTGGTTTATCTTTGTGAACTTTAAATAAATCATAGTCACTTTCAGTATACCATTCGTTATTAATATCTATAATCTTGTTGCCAGGTTGTTTTACATTTTCTGATATCATTATAGTCATGATCTGATTGTGGTTATTAACTTTTAATTCTGTTGTAGTAGATGTATAGCTTTGTGTATTATCAAATGTAAATGTCTTACTAATCAAGACTTCTGTCATCTCTTTATTATTTCTTTTCTCATCTATTTGTCCTTTAGCACCACTGCTACCATCATCCTTACCAAATATAGTAGAAACTATCATATCCTGACCGGTGCTGCTTGTCATACTAATAAGTTTACAAAGTATATTAAGTTTATCATTAAACTTTTTAAAATGAGCATAACCATCCGTATCCATAGCCATTATATTCTATAATATATAATTACAATTATTTTATATATTAAATAATTGTATTTATTTAACAATATTTTATATATCAATACTAATATAACATTCACTAATAATATTAATATCATCCATATTATGGATACTATGTAAGCTATCAAAATAATTATTATTATAGTTAATAGTATTAACAAAAAAAGGATTGGTTATATATTGTTCTTTAATATAATTATTAACATCGTGAAAAATGTTATATTTTTCACATATACTTACATAATATAAATTTACATTATATATATATTTATAATAGCTAGCTTGAACGAATGTGCTATTTTCTTGAACAAAAAGCGTGAATATATATTTTCTAAAATACTTATGAAGTAACACAGTAGATATAAACAACTCTAATATACTATTATTTAGTTTATAACCATTATTATGACAAAAATTATATGCGGCAACATAATTGCTATCTGTATATGGATATGTTTGTGCGTTATATTTTATAAAGTCGGCAATAAACTTTTCTTTACAAAGTTTAACTTCTTCACTATTTGAATAGTCAATATTTAAATTTTGAACTTCATTAAACAACAAGTTACCTAATTCATATGTATTATTAATATCTAAATAATAAATAAGTTTTTTATAGTTTTCATTTAAATTATTTTCTATGACGTAACCAAAATCGTAAATAATGATTTTATAATTGCTAGTGTCACCTGTGTCACCTGTAGCACTTACACTAGTATTCAAGGTTTGTTGCCTAAATATTTTCCAATTGGCATCATGTAAATCCGAATGAACATATTTACTAAACATATAAATATCTTTAATGAAAAGAGCAAGTAAACAAATAATAACTTGTTTTTTATAATTACTAATATTTAGACTTTCAAACGCCTCTCCTTCAATATATTCCATTATTAAAAAATGCCTACTTTTCATTAGCGGTTTTGGAATCATTATAATTTTATGGTCATAATATTTATTATAAAAATATTCATTATTGGCATATTCATTAATCATATTTATTTGTTTTTTTAAATTAATAAAAAAAGCATCAAAATTATAAATAGTATCATATTTTTTAAAGCATTTACAGTTAGTAACAAAAAAGATATATATTTTAAAAAAATATATAGGATAAATAAGTTGATATTCAATTTCAGGATGAACTACTTTAATAGCAACACTAACACACGAGTTGTTACCACCAATACACGAGTTTTCAAAAGTATTATAAGGCGGTTTAATAATGCCTTTATAAACTTGTGCAATTGAGCCAGATTTAATAGTATAATTAGTATCTAGTTCAACAAAATCGTCAAACTTGATTCCAAATTCTTCATAAAACAACGATTTAGTATAGCTAATATTATGTATATAACAATTTTCATAATATTTTGAAAAAATTTCACTAATAAACTTATTATTATTACTACTATTTTTTAAAAATAATAGTTGATTGTTAGTCCATTGAATTAGTTTAATAATAATACAGCCATTTAAGTTAATAGAATAACTCAGAAATAAAATTAACTTATTGCTTGTTCTATTAAAACATTTATAATAGAAATAGTTGAGCACCACACTATTTAAAAAGATAATAAAGAAGACAAAATATTTTGTTTTACAATAATAATCAAAACATAAACTTGCTATAAATTTATAGCAAGTATAAATGGCTTTTATTATATTACTATTACAATTACAATTACAACTTAAGCAACTTAAGCAATAAGTCATCAATAATTTATATATATTAATTAATAGTTATTTATTATTAAATAAGTATAACAATAAATAATGAATAACAATAATAACAATAATAAATATAAATAATAATAAATAAATAGTTAATAATATATTAATACTATTATTAACTATTATGGCATCAGATAATGGGATTGTATTAGAAACTATTAAAACTTCGATTTATAATATACTCGAAGAAGAATATAAAACCTATTTAGAGAAACACAAATTATTATTAATTGAAAAAAAAGAACTAGAAAAAGTAGTAAATGACTATTATAGCACAAATTCAAAAACCATTAAAAGTAAAATAAGAGAGCTATTAAAGGAAAAATTTGTCAATGACTATAATTCAACATTAGTTGAAAATATATTATTAGATATTTTTCAAGAAAAAGATATTAATGTGCTAAAAATAGTAAATGAACTAGATGCGCTACAAAACAAAAATTTAAAAGACTTTGTATTACCATTAATAAACAAGAGTTTGAATTTAAATATATCATTAATAGACAATTATATAATTATAAACTCAACTAATCCAAAAGCTATAACAGAACATACTAGCTTATATGAAAATATAAGCAAATATAAATTTATATATTCAATAAATAATGACTTGTTACACAACTATGAAAATGACGAAAAGATAAACATTATTAAGAAGCATTTAGAGGAAAATACAACAAATAGTATTGCTATACAATGCTATTATTTGAAGGAAGAAAAAAGAACTTAAAGAGTTAATAAAAGTTAAAATGTTGCATTAATATAAAAATGAAAAAAAGAACATATGGCAAAATGCGGAAGTGGCACATTAATAGAAGAACTAGAAGAACTAGAAGAGCTAGAAGAACTAGAAGAGCTAGAAGAACTAGAAGAGCTAGAAGGGGTGGTTGGTGGTTCTCTAGTAAAAATCCACATACCACAATGAGTTCTCTTCATAATGGTCTACCTCCTCAACCACAGCAACAGACAGATTTGCTACCTTCTGAATTCATAATACTTAATAAATCTACAGACACTATTACACAAGATGAGTTTAAAAAATTAAAAAGATGGAAACTTAATGAGGGTATAGACTATCAAACTAGTCTACAAAAACAAGAGCTTGAAAATGAAATACAAGCAAAGATAGTTGACTGGGGCATTAATAATGCCAGACGCGTCCTTCTACAACAAGAAGAGCGACGTGAACAAGAAAAAAGAGAAACTCAAGCAGCTATTGATGATGTAGATGAATATGTATTGAAGAATGATCCCGTTTTACTAGAAAAGAGAGAAGCACAGCGACGTGAAGAAGAAAAAGGTGAAAACCAATATACTTCGCATAGGCCAAGTGGAGTTGGGATAAGTGGAGTAGGTTGGGTGGGGTGGAATGCTAGAGAAGAAACGAATGACGACAGAAAATCAATAAAATTTAAAGAGCAGGAGGCCGAGAGAAAACGAAAGAGAATTACATACTCGGAAAGAGATTACATTGGACCTGTATCTATTGTACCAAGTGGTTATGGACCAGAGTACATGTTATAGTTTTTTCTCTCCAAAAAAACAAATCAATAAATTTTAAAGAAAAAATTGATAATTATTAGTAGCCAATGTTAACTATTAATTATTAATTATTAATTATTAATTAATATTTATGGAAATATGTGTTACACGTTTTACAGACACAACTTATAACGAAAATAGGACTTGGTTAAACAAGAATAATGAGGCAAAAGGTTGTATATATGGAACACCAGTTAAAATAAAAAATTCTATTTTACCAGATTCAACATTATTAGTAATAGAAATGAACAATACTAAAAATAAAATAGAAGGAATTGGAATTATAAAAAACAATTTAGTACCAGAAAATAGAAAATATTACAAAATTTATAGTGATAATAACTACAATCGATTTATATACAAATCGCATTTTAGAATTGATAAAGACGATTTTACAGCCAACGAAAAAGAAGTGCTAACTTCATTAGAGCATTTCTTATTTAAAACGCCATATCACTGTAAAAGAGGACAAGGTATACAAAAAATTCCGCTTAAAATAGTAAACCATGAAGAACCTAATTTTGTAAGATTCTTAATAAATATGTATGTTTCAAGAAAACTTCAAGAAAAGAACACAACACAAAACAACACAACATAATAATAATAGTTTAATGTTTTTCACGTTTAGTCTTTTTATAATTACGCCTTTTTCTAAATGTCTTTAATTTTCTCTTTTTCATAGATTTTCTTCTTTTAGATTTTCCTCCCATAGTGCTTTTATTATCCATATTTAAAGTATCGCTAGCAGGAGCGATGGCAACAGCATCATATTTATTCGTCATGTTATATAATTCTTTTTGGTGTTCTAGTTCTTCTTTTTCTCGTTCTTGTTCTATTCGTTCTTTGTTTTCTCGTTCTTGTTTTTCTAGTTCTTGTTGTAGTTTTTGGTTTTTTAACCTTTGAAGTAAATTATTATATTCTCTTTGATATACAGAGAAAGGATTAGAAAACGTCAAATATATATCTAAAAATTGAGAAATATAGTAATTATGTAATTCTACAGTTTTTCTTATAATGTTATGGATAGTTCTCGGAATAAGTCCATCCGGTGTCGGCCTTGGCCTAGTTGTATACATCAATGTCGTCGGATGTTGTAAATCACGGCTTCTTAGGTCTGACAAACTAGGTATTCCCAATGAATTAAGTGTTTCGTTCATAAGTCTATCAATATCTTCTTTACTCTCATTAAAGATAGGTTGTAGTGACATATAGTAAGGGTTAGTTCTTTCAAGTATAATTTTTTTTAGTGCGATGAGTTCAAATTGTTTTTTAAGTATTGTTAAAAATCTTTCAGGAGTAATTTTGTTAGCATCATAATCGTGTCTGGCTTGTTCAACAATTCTCTCTATTATCGTATAGAAGGTACGCATTCTTACAATCTTGTTATCTATAGCTAACCACCTATAATAGTCTCCATTAAGTTGAAAGGATTCTATAATATTATTATAGCCTTTTATTGTATCAAGATTTGAATAATATTTTGACTCATAATCATTAATTAGTCTTGATTGTTCTTTGGTAGCTTCTAAAGACATAATAATAATATAACATTATATTAATATTATTAGTTAAATAATAAAACTAAATAATAATAATACAACATTATATTATTGGTTAAATAATAAAATTAAATAATAAAACTTAGTATTATATTATGACATCTAATACAAAATTAACAAATCTAAATACAAATATTGATGATTATAGTATTGAAGAATTATATAATTTACTTGAATTAGAAGAATTCACACGCGAACAAATAATCATAAGTGTTAATTATTTAACAACAAATGTGTTCAATAACAACGAAACAATAAAAGAATTTTTTTTAAATATACAAGACAAGCTTTTAAATTATTTAACAACTTACAATAGTTCTTTTGATAATATGCTACATGCTAACGCAAATAATAATATAGAAACAAATAATGATGACATGAGCGAAACTAGTGATATAAGTGAAACTAATGATAACCTTAACCTTAAAGAAGGGTTTACTGGCTCAAATATGGAAACAGACCCTATAACAAGTGCCTTAACAAATGACACTATAACGCCATTAAGTAATTTCGTAATTAGCAATGTATTACGAAAAAAGAAGTTTTATTTTGATACAACGCAAAAACTATATCCAAACGAAGACCCAACAAACTGTAAAATGTATATTCAACGCATAATAAATGTTATAAAAGCAAAACTTATATCATTAACTTGTAAAGTCCCATTATTAATACACAGTTCAAAACTAAATAATTTTTTCACAATACAAAAATTTGTAGGACCAGTTTGCGATTTTTCAGCACAAATAATAATAGATGATGGTTATTATGAAGAAAGTGTAGTAATGGCTGAAACCATAAATATTAATATACAAAAAAAAGCAAACAGTTTGCTAAGTGAAGATAGCTCTGGCTCCTACTTTTTACAAGATTTAACTTTTTCCTTTAATTATCTTAATAAAAGTGTATTTGAATTGAGCTATAATCAAGCAAATTATGCTATAACTTCTTATACCATAGATTTTACATCAACCGCAAATACTTATTATGCATTATCTAATATTTTAGGTTTTACTAGTGCCGCTATTATAAATTCAGATATTATACCTAATACTAATACTACAGGACTGCTAACGCTAACCTCACCTAAACCTTATAATACTATAAGTAATAAATTACCATTTTTCTTTTGTTTTGAAGACAATAACAATTCAATAATTAACAACTATATATGTCAAAAAACAAATGTTATACAATCGCGAGTATTAGCACGAATTGCGCCACTCACTTGTCCTCAAACTTCTAATACGCTATCAACCAAATTTAATGAGTTTAATAGTAATGTATTACTTTACAATGGAAGAGTAAATATAGAAAATTTTACAGTAAAAATTATAGATATATACGGAAATATATTATTATCTATAGATAATGATTATTGTTTTGAAATAGAATTTGAATGTGAAGAACTTACTTCTACAAGTAATTCAAGCATTGTATTACCAAATTTAGTATAGTATAGTATAGTATAGTATAAATACAACTTTTTTTAACTTTTTATAACTTTTTAATTATAATATTTTAGTATTATAAATGGTGTGTGCTAATTCTTGTTTGTTTGCTTCAATATTTTTAATTGCCAACATTTATATGATGTTTTCGTGCGTCAATGATACCAATAAATCAGAATTTAAGAATACATTGACAAGCAAACAAAAGGCAATTTATGAAAATATAATAAATGAGCGTAAGAATATATATTATGGTGGATTTATTTTAGGCATAGCATTATCATTGTTAGCATTATATATTGGAGAGAACTATTTATTTTTCATTGATAAAAAAAATAAAGCAACACTTCCAAAAGTGTGCACTGTTGCAAGTATAACATTTATAACAAATTACTTTTTCTATATATTATATCCAAAAACAGACTATATGTTATTACATTTAACAAATAAAGCTCAAATAGAGGGATGGTTGGCTATTTACAAAAAAATGCAATATAAATTTCATTTTGGCTTTGTATTAGGAATAATAGCCATCACAATTTATGCCTATGGTTTTTGTAAATAAATAAATAAATTAATTGTATTTTTATTTATGTCTCTTGGAAGTTCTTTTATGTTTCTTGGAAGTTCTTTTATGTTTCTTAGAAGTTCTTTTATATTTTTTTGATTTATAACGCCTGCCTCCTTTTGTTTGTTTAGCAATTGCGTCTTCTACTAGCTTAGATAAACCTGTGCTCAGTTGTCCTGTATCATATGCGGGTTTTAATTTTTCAATATACAATGTGGACAATGGATATCCACCACTCCTCGCCGATGCTATATCGGCTTTTATATCCTTTATGGTTTCATCTTGTGGTTCATAACCGGGTTTCATGTGTCCAGTCACCTCATATGCCTCTTTATATCTCGCATTCTTTGTTGTCTCCTTCAGCTCCTCTTCTGCTATCTTTATTGCCTCCGCATCCCCAGTTGCATTCGCCTGTGTAAGCGTCTGCTCTGCCGCATACATCGCTGATATGGCTGCTTCCGTATCTCTTGCATCATCTGTCAGACTATTTCCAAAAAAACTCATTGTATTTATATTATAAAATATATATAAATAAAATCTCTAAAGTTTTTATGTTTTATAATTTATGTTTTAATTAATGTAAATATTTCATTACCACAGTCATATTTGTAATCAGCAATTGTTAAACCACATAAAGTAAACAATTGATGAAGTTCATCAATTTTATAAATGTAATAAAAGCGCTCATAAATTGTGCCAAATTTGTTATATAGCACAATATTATTACCATAATTATTAAAACTACGTCTAGTTTTTTGTGGTTGATTAATAGACCATACAGACAACATTATTTTACCACCAGTTTTAATTAAACGCTTCATTTCTAATAGTGCCTTAACTCTATTTTCTTTGTTTTCTAAATGATGAAATACAGCAATACATAATATGGCATCAGCACTATTAGATTTTAAAGGAATAGAAATCATATTTGCGTTAATAACATTTAACTTTTTAGAGTGACAAAGTTTAACAAAGTTTTCACAATTGTCTATACCTGTAAAATTCAGGTTTATACAATTATTATTTGTCATATTACGGCCATTTCCACAACCAATATCATAAACATTAGCATTTTGCTTTAAACTATTTAAAAACTCACTAACCCAAGACCATTTATATAAACGAGTATTGTCAAAATGGTTGGAAATAGATTCATAAACATCTTTAACATTCTTATTTTCTATACTAGTATAAGCATCATTATTAATAATAGTAGTCATTGTAATACTAAACACTAAATTAGTCATTGTTTATCAATTTTACTTTTTAATTATATACTTTTAATTATATACAAATTTAATTATATACTTTATATTTATAGACTATGCGTTCGCAAAAAAGAAAACAACGCAAATATAAAATGAAATATAAGCAAAACGGGGGATCACTATTTTTTGATAAAATGAGAGCACAATTTAATGACACAGTTATTAACAATCCGAATTATCAAAACTTCTCCTCTTTTATTTCAAACCCATCATCAGCAATTACAAATATGAGAGATTCGTTATTTACTAGAGCAACTACTTTTAAAGATAACTTATATTCTCGTGCAAAAGCAAGAATACAAGGCGTTATATGTAGTGCGGGTGGAACACGCAAACGCTCAAAACGCAAAAGACATTGATTACAATCTCTCAAAAGTCAAATTTAAAAGTATAAAAATATTAAAAAATATTAAAAAATATTAAATTTTAAGCATTAAAAAATATTAAATTTTAAGCAATAAAAAATATAAACTATAAATATGCTTTATCCTATAAATTTGAGCACAAGCTTTTTAAGCATGTTTCAAAATGCTATAATAATGAATGAATCAATGTTAAAGAAAAATCTGGATTTAGAAGACTTAAATCTAGACTTGTCCAATCCTGAAACACTTAAATTATATAAAATGAATTTAGAGTTAAAATACATCAACACTAAAGTAGATTATTTAATATATAAATTAGTATGCTTATTTAACTTTTTATTAAGTAAAAAGTTAGACATACAATTATTAATAAAATAATAAAATAATAAAATAATAAAATAATAAAATAATAAAATAATAAAATAATAAAATAATAAAATAATAAAATAATAAAATAATAAAATAATAAAATAATAAAATAATAACATAAATGTTTTACAAATATTATTTAAAACCATAACATTATACTTATTTAAAATATTATGGTTGCGATTGGTATAGATTTAGGCACTACTTATTCGTGTGTTGGAGTGTGGAAAGATGGCAAATGCGAAATTATTGCCAATGACCAAGGCTTAAGAACAACCCCTTCTTATGTTGCTTTTACTGATAATGAACGATTAATTGGAATTGCCGCGAAAAATCAAGCATCGCAAAATCCAGAAAATACTATTTTTGATGCAAAGCGTCTTATTGGGCGAATTTTTAGCGACCAGTCTACGCAAAATGACATTAAACATTTTCCATTTAAAGTAATTGATAAAAATAACAAACCACTTATTGAGGCAACCTATAAAGGCGAAGTCAAGGAGTTCCAACCAGAAGAAATATCCTCAATGATTTTAGTAAAAATGAAAGAAACAGCCGAAGCATATTTAGGAAAACCAGTAACTGGTGCGGTCATTACTGTTCCGGCATATTTTAATGATTCACAGCGTCAGTCTACAAAAGACGCAGGCGCTATTGCTGGTCTAAATGTGCTACGTATTATTAACGAACCAACCGCGGCAGCCATCGCATATGGTCTAGAGCAAGTAAAAGACGCTAAAGAAAAACACGTTTTAATTTATGATTTAGGTGGTGGAACATTTGATGTAACGATTTTAAGCATTGAAGACGGGGTTTTCGAGGTAAAGGCAACCGCTGGTGATACGCGGCTAGGAGGCGAAGATTTTGATACGCGTTTGGTTCAACATTTTGTTCAAGATTTTAAACGTAAGCACAAAAAGGATGTAAGCGAAAATAAGCGGGCATTAAGTCGTTTAAAATCTTCGTGTGAAAATCTAAAGAAGACCTTATCCTCTTCAACGCAAGCAACGCTTGAAATCGATAGTTTATTTGACGGCATAGACTATATTAGCACTATTACACGAGCCCGATTTGAAGAATTATGTAGCGATTTGTTTAGAAAAACATTTGAACCTGTAGAACAAGTTATTAAGGACAGCGGTCTAAGTAAGTCATCGATTGATGAGGTAATTTTAGTAGGTGGTTCAACTCGTATTCCCAAAATTCAGTCTCAGTTAAGTGATTTTTTCAACGGCAAAGCACTTAATAAATCTATTAATCCAGATGAAGCGGTCGCATATGGTGCCGCGGTCCAGGCTGCGCTGCTTTCTGGTGTAAAAGATAGCAAAATTGATGATTTGTTATTGCTTGATGTAGCACCATTATCGCTAGGAGTTGAAACAAGCGGAGGCGTTATGACAAATATTATTGAGCGTAATAGCACAATTCCGACAAAAAAGTCGCAAACTTTTAGCACATATGCTGATAATCAGCCAGCAGTAACTGTTCGTGTTTTTGAAGGAGAACGACAATTTACAAAAGACAATAATAAGTTAGGCGAATTTACGCTTCATGGAATTCCACCGATGCCTCGTGGTGTTCCGCAAATTGAAATTAGTTATGACTTAGACGCAAATGGTATATTAACTGTTTCCGCTTCTGAAAAATCAACGGGTAAATCTGATAGTATTAAAGTAACAAATGATAAAGGACGACTAAGCAAAGAAGATATTGATAAGATGTTAGCCGATGCCGAGAGATACAAAGAAGATGATGCATTAGCAAAACAAACAATTGAAGCGCGTGTTAATTACGAAAATCAGTTATATCAATTTAAGTCTTCTTTAAATGACGAAAAGCTGACTTCTAGTATTGAAGAGAGCACAAAACTAGAATTATTACAAAAAGTAGAGCAAGCTATGTATTGGATTGAGAGAAATCAACAAGCGACAAAAGAAGAATATGAAACTAAGTTACAAGATTTCTTAAAAGCTATGAAACCATTACAAAATGCGATGATGCCACCACAAGAAGATTTAAAAGATCCAAAAGATCCAAATATTGCAGATGTAGATTAAGAATGTTGTTCTTGAAAAAATTGATAATATTATTATTTTATATTAATATATAATAATATATAATAATAATAATATACTTAATATATGAAGCGTATTAAATCGGCTCCTGCTAATATTGCTGAAATGGTTAATAGAAAAAAACCAATACGTGTTAGCGGTGTATGTGCCGACTTAGTAGTTTTTCATAGCCAAGAACAAGAACAAGAACAAGAACAAGAACAAGAACAAGAACATAAAAATCAACTAAATACAATAACAAAGACCAAATTAACTTTAACACCATTTAAAACTCAAAAAAACATAGAAAAAACAGTTAATTCAATTATGTTAGATTATATTGAAAATAAACAAATAATAGATACAAATGATGAGGGTGTTCTAATAATAAGTGTATTATATTATTATATATGTGAAAAAACTTTTACAAAAAAAAATATAAATGAGTTTATGCTATTTCTTATACAAATTTTTATAAAATATTTATTTACACATAAATTACATACATATTATATTAATCATAGTGAAGTAATAAATAGTAAAATAGCATTATTACACCATAATATTCATATATTTTAAATATTATATATATATATATATATGACTAGTGAACTAGATTTGGTAGATTTGGAGGAATATTATCAATTGTCAGGACTGAATGCAACAACATTTCCAGAGTTAACAAAGAATCCAGAAGACTTTAGCGAAGCAATTAGAGAACTTCATTATACTCAGGTGGTTAGTCCTTCAGAAGAGATAGAAGTCAAACTAATAGCAAAAGATATTGAACAATATTTAAGAGATAGAATATTAATAGATATTCCAGATAATGAGTTTTGTTGTAATCAATATGAAATAACATATATTGTAAAATTATATAATGTATTAAAGAATAAAAGCGAATTTGATGTTTTCAACAAAAGAGAAAAATATCTTATGCTAATTTATTTAATATATGCATTAAAATATAGCAATAGATTTAGTATTGCACATTATGTTAATAATATATTATTTACAGATCCATACTTTATTCGTGAAAAAAACAGAAACAGTGCAATAACCTTTATATTTGATTTAGGAACAGGTAATCTAAATTTTGGAACTAGAAATTTAGGTGAGCTAATTATGCGGGAAATAATTAGCGGAAATTTTGGACAACCTAAAGTGGTCGATCCTGCTACACCAGATACCTTCACTTTTGCCAGAGCGTCGGCAAGTCGTCAAGAGTGCAAAAGAGAAGACGAGTCATGCATAGTATCTGGAGGTAATAGTAAAATAGGACCAAATAGAGAAGCAATTAAATTCTATAAAAGAAAGTCTAGAAAGTCTAGAAAATTTAGAAAGTTTAGAAAGTCTAGAAAGTCTAGAAAGTCTAGAAAGTTTAAAAAAGTCTAGAAAGTACAGAGGTTAAAATAATCTTATATATTATAAGATATGTCTAAAGCTATACTTTGTGCATAATATCTCTTTTTATAATTTTAATATCTTTTTAATAAAAAAATTACAATTATAAAAAGTTAGCAAAATATTAAACACTTACATAATTAAAACACAAATCTCTCCATCTTCATTGGTATAAGACAATTTTTTTAATTTATAATTTTTGCGCTTCAAAGTAAAATTAATAGCATTTATACAATGTATACAAGGTTTAGCATTCATTAAATTGCTGCCATTATTATTTGTGCGAAACACCAACAAATTAATGGGAACAACTTTTTCGGATTTTTTAAGACGGTTTATACAATCTACTTCCGCGTGAATACAATCTTTATTTTCTTTAGATGCTTTATTATTCATATTATATTGATTAACGCCAAACGCATAAAACACACTGATACTTTAACTTAGGCGAGAACGCTACGCATCCAATTTTTGCCTTACCATTGTCCTTATTTTCAATTAGTGCACGCAATGGAACATAAGTATTCAAAATATTACGCAAAGCCATATTATATTATATTATATTATTAATATACTAATACTAGAGTATATTAATAAATCATCAATTTTTTTTATTGAAAAAGAGGATTTGGAATATTTCTTGTAACAAACGTGTGCTGATGTGTTACACCATTAATAACTTCTGTTATATTTTCTACACGTTGTCCATTAATAAAACAAACACTTGTTGACCGCATTACTCCTGGATTAAAACTGGGACCAAGATTAATTCCAAAACCACCCAGATTTATATGAACTTGTTGCCCTTGTGTCGGCACATGTCCTTGCCCATGATGCATATTCATATCTCTAAAAATTTGATTAAATAATTCATTTGGATCAACAAAACCATGTCCAAAGCCAGGACCAAACCCATGCCCTTCGTTTGCTTTATGTAATTTATCAGGGTTCATTAATAAATCATATGCTTCGGCAAGTTCTTTGAATTTTGTTTCGGCAGCTTGTTTATCCTCGGCACTAGCACTTGGGTCTTGTTTATCTGGATGATATTTTAAAGCCAACTTTTTATATGCCTTTTTAATATCATCTTGTGAAGCACCATCTTGAATATTTAAAATAGAGAGGCACTTATTTTTATCCATTAAAAATTATAAAGTATGATTTTATATATTATTTTAAAATATAAGTTTATATATTATTTTATATTATTTTAAAAATGATTTAAAAAATAGAAAAATTGAATATACTTTCTATTTTTAAAATTTTTAACTATTAGTTAATTTTAATGTTTAGCTCAATGTATAGCTCACTCTTTAGCTCACTCTTTTACCCATTAACACTTTATATTAGCACACTTATTACTAATGTTGTTGACTTATATAATAATTATGCTATTGAAAAGTATGACAATGTTTTAGAATATATTCCGCAAGAGCAAATTAAAATTAGCAGTCAGCAATTTGATTTAACCAATAACTTGATTACAACACTAAGTTCGTTTTGTAAAGAACACGTAGTCAATAGTTCAAAAAAAGTTATTGTGTCATTATCAGGCGGCGTTGATTCAATGGTATTAACTACTATTTTAAAATTATTGGGCTATAATGTAATTTGCGGCCATATTAATTATAATAATCGAAACGAAACATATGAAGAGCAAGAGTTTATTGAAAAGTGGTGCTATTATAACTCTATTAAGTTATATGTTAAATCATTAACACATATTAAGCGCGCCGAGTCAAATCGAAACGAATATGAAGCAATTACAAAAAAGATTAGATTCGATTTTTATAAAGAAATTATGTTAAATGAAGGACAGTCAATGATTTTATTAGGTCATCATAAAGATGATGTATTAGAAAACATCTTTGCTAATATTTGCCGAGGACGTAATATTCTTGACTTGGCTGTAATCAAGCATAGTTGTATTTTAGACAACGTACATATTATGCGACCAATGCTTGACTTCTATAAAACTAGTATATATGATTTTGCGAAGTATTATCAAGTTCCATATTTTAAAGACAGCACTCCACATTGGTCTATTCGCGGTAAATATCGCAATAAAATTCATCCACAACTAGAAGACGCATTTCCATCATTAAAATCTAATTTAATGGAATTAAGTAGCCAATCAACAATGTGGAACACATTAGTTCAAGAACAGATTATTGAACCATTTTTAAAGACAGTTAATTATGGCGAAAATAAGTGTGTGTTTAATATTGAAAAATACAAAGATTATCCGCATTGCTTTTGGAATATTGTTTTAATGAAGCTGTTTTACAATTATGGAAAACACTGTCCTTCAAAACGCGCAGTTCAAGTATTTATTGCAGCTATTAAATCTAAAAATAATGGCTATATTTCTTTAACACATGATAGTGTATGTAAAAGCAATAATTATGAACTAACTATTGAATTCTTACAAAAATAATAGACATAATCTATAAAA